ATGTCTGAACCCTTATCCGGTTCCGGCACGGCTGTGGCGCTCGGCGGGGCGACGGTATTCGGGCTGTTTACCGGAACGGATTTCGGGATTGTGTTTGGTGCGTTCGCCGGGGCGTTATTTGTGGCAACGATGCCGCAGGCGCTTTCAGCCTGGCGTGTGGCGGCGCATTTTCTGGTGTCGTTCATTATCGGCGTGCTGGGCGCAGAGGTTCTGGCATCCTGGCTGGTAAAGCATACAGGGTTTGACGGTGCGCCTGTCGACGCACTGTGTGCAGTGCTGGTGTCAGTGGTGTCGGTGAAGATTCTCTCGTTCATCCACCAGCAGGATATTGCATCACTGGTGTCCGGCCTGTTCTCCCGTCTGCGGGGTGGAGGAGGCGGCAATGTTAAGTAACATTCCCGGATTGCTGAATGTAGCGTTATGCACGGTTATCGTGCTGACGCTCTTTTTTTATCGTCGCCGTGATTCCAGACATAAACCGCTGATGTCATGGCTGGCCTGGCTGCTGATGCTGCTGTATGCCTTTGCGCCCCTCAGCTATCTGTGTGGTCGCCCGTTAGCAACGGGCTGGCTGGAAGTGCTTTTTAACCTGCTGTTCTGCGTGCTGGTGATACGCGCACGCGGGAACGTCACAAAAATCTTTGTATTACGAAGGCGCTGATATGAAGTCGAAAGATGAAATTTTTGACGAAGTTCTGGGAAAAGAGGGCGGTTACGTCAATCACCCGGATGATAAAGGCGGACCGACAAAATGGGGTATTACGGAAAAAGTCGCCCGCGCTCACGGATATCAGGGCGATATGCGTGACCTGACACGCGAACAGGCGCTGGAAATCCTTGAGGCGGATTACTGGTTCGGACCACGCTTTGATCAGGTGGCCGCATTATCCTCTGATATTGCTGCAGAGTTGTGTGATACCGGTGTGAATATGGGGCCGTCCGTAGCATCGAAAATGCTCCAACGCTGGCTGAACGTTTTCAACCTGCAAGGCAAATTGTTCCCGGATATGGACGCAGACGGGCGTATCGGCCCCCGCACGATTAATGCACTACGGACTTATCTGCAAAAACGTGGCAAAGACGGCGAACTGGTGATGCTGAAGGCGCTGAATTGCACGCAGGGCGACCGCTATCTGGAGCTGGCAGAAAAACGCGAGGCCAACGAGTCGTTTGTCTACGGCTGGATGAAAGAGCGCGTAGCAGTTTAAAAACTGACGCTGAAGTGCTGAACACCCTCAACTCACGCAGGCTCTTTTCTGGGGTTACGATGAGTGAAAGTAAGGGGTACAGCATCAAGCATCAGATAGCAAAAACCCCGGCTGCTGGAACAGTCCGGGGTTTTTAGTTTTCACGTCAAAGAGGAAATTGTGAGTAGTGAGTACGGAGAAAATCCTCGTGGGAAAGTATAAAAGATTCTTTTTGAGGTTGTCCATTATGAAAGGTATTGAAGTGGAAACTCCCGCGAGCCTTGATTTGACAAGGGCTGCGGCCTTTGCAATTCGCCTTGTGGCGGTCGCTGTTCTGATTTGGGCTGTGCGTTGGTGGTGATATGAGCCGAAAACACTGGACACACAGAATGCCGCGAGCGGCGGCAAAATGGGCACTGGTAGCGATACTGGTGCCTTTTTTATTGGTGGGGTGCGTCAGCCTGGATAAGGCGCGCCAGCTTTTCGATACAGCTTCTCAGGTCTGCGAAATTGTTGATAGTGTCCGGCGGTGTATGCAGAACTGATCGCCTGTAAGAGCAGAATATTTTGCTGAAAAATGAAGGATGCGCCAGCGTCCGGAAAGCATGAAATTCTGCTGCATGTGCCAATTTTATCTTATTCATTCTAAATCTTGCCGAATCAAGATGAAATTTGAACAACTGCCCAGCGGCAAGGGGCATTAAAACAGGAGAAAATTATGTGGAAACCTACAGGTGACAAGTTAATCACCGCGTTGATTGACGGCAAGCCACAATACTTACGCATTGAAATGAGTGGTCAGCATGCTCGTTTGATTCGTGAGTAACAGGCATTACAGCAGCCCTTCAGTGTGAGGGGCTGCGATAATGTCAAAGCTCGTTATCAGCACCCGCCGCGCACCCAGCGCACTGGCCGATAGCGGGCTTTTTTATTCATAAAGCGAGTCTGTATGAGCGAGAAATTGAAGATCGTCTATCGCCCTTTACAAGAACTGTCTCCGTATGCACACAACGCCAGGACACACAGCACTGAGCAGGTGGCACAACTGGTAGAAAGCATTAAGCAATTCGGCTGGACTAATCCGGTGCTGATTGATGAAAAGGGCGAAATTATTGCTGGTCACGGTCGCGTTATGGCGGCTGAAGTGCTCAAAATGGATTCCATTCCGGTCATCGTTCTGTCTGGTTTGATGGATGATCAGAAAAAGGCGTACCGCCTGGCAGATAATCGCCTGCCGATGAATGCTGGCTGGGATGAAGATCTGTTACGGATGGAGCTGTCGGACCTAATCAATGCTGATTTTGATGTCTCCCTGACAGGCTTCAGCCCGACAGAAATTGATGAACTGTTGACGGATGTTTTGCCCGGTACAGAAAATGAGGAGGAGCCGTATACGACGAAAATTGATACACCTGTTTATGAGCCGTCAGGCGATAAACCGGATATCGGCGAACTGTACGACGATACGAAAACTCAGGAGCTGGTCAGCCGGATACGTTCGGCGTCCCTTGATCCTGATATCGAAAAATTCCTCCTGTGTGCGGCAGAACGCCACACAGTGTTTAATTTCAGCAGAATTGCGGACTATTACGCTCACGCCCCCGCTGAAATTCAGTGTTTTTTCGAGGAGTCGGCACTGGTGATCATTGATTATCAGCAGGCTATTGAAAATGGATTTGTCCGGATGACGCAGCGCATGGTGGAGATCATGCATGGTGGTGAGGAGGAGGAATATGCGTGATGATTTTTGCGCCTTTATTCTGACTCACGGGCGACCGGACAAAGTTCTGACTTACCGGACGTTGCGTCGTGCTGGCTATACCGGGAAAATTTTTATCGTTGTTGATGATGAAGATAAGACACGGCATCAGTACATGGCTGAATTTGGTGAACAGGTGCTGGTGTTTTCCAAAGCCGATATCGCCAGTCGTTTTGACGAAGCCGATAATTTCTGTGACCGCCGCTCAATTTTTTACGCCCGTAATGCCTGTTTCGACCTGGCAAAACTGGTCGGGTGTAAATACTTCATTCAGCTCGATGATGATTATCACGAGTTTCAGTTTCGGGTGGATCGCAACTATGACCAGGCCTATTTTCCGATAAGGAAACTGGATGCGATCCTTTCTGAAATGCTGGCGTATTACGAATCAATACCTGCTCTTTCCATCGCTATGTCGCAGGGCGGGGATTTTCTTGGTGACAATGGCGGCCATGCTTCATGGGTGAAACGCAAGGCAATGAACAGCTTTATCTGTTCGGTCGAGCGACCGTTCTCATTCATGGGGCGCATTAACGAGGATGTGAATACGTACACGAATCTCGGTCGCCGTGGTGAATTGTTTATGACGATCGGTGCTGTCCAGTTAGGGCAGAAACAGACGCAGAAAAACAGCGGCGGAATGACCGAGCTGTATCTGGATTCCGGAACCTACGTTAAAAGTTTTTACTCCGTCATGTATGCGCCGTCGTGCGTAAAAATCTCACTGATGGGTGCCAGCCATAAACGCATTCACCATCAGGTCACCTGGAACAACGCTGCAGTAAAAATCCTTCACGAAAAATACAGGAAGAAGACACCCTGCATATCAATGGGGGTGACAAATGATTCCGTATTCGAAAGTCGAGTCTCTGGCAGCGTGCCGGATGACTGCACAACAAATAGCTGACGTTCTGGATGTTGATCTGAACCGACTGAAAGAAAATCGGGAAGCAATGACAAATTTTTATGCGTCCATCCGTAAGGGCAGAGCGAAAGGTGAAGCCGAGCTACGGGCGGCATTGTTTAAGCTTGCCAGAAAAGGGGATGCCTTTGCCCTGCGCGAACTACTCAGGGTGGATAAAAATCAGGACTAACTGATGAGCAGACCGGACTGGGGGGCGTTGCAGCAGGAGTATATTGCTGAATACACCCGCTCCGGTATATCTCCGGTGGCATGGTGTGAAGCAAGGGGACTGAATTACGCAACAGCCCGTCGTTACATCAAAAAACCTCCGAAAAATGCGCAGACAGAAATGCGCAAAACTGCGCAAAAAAGTGCGCAGAAAAAATCTGCGCAGACTGCGCAAAAGCGGAACGGAAAATCTCAGATAAAAAAGTCAGTATCCGATGCGTGCCTGAATGAGGGCGACGCAGAGGAAATTTCATTCTGTCCCGATGAATTCGGCATTTCTGACCAGCAGGCTAAGTTTGCGATGCTGGTTGCTCAGGGGAAAAAGCCGACAGAGGCATACCGACTGGCTGGTTATGAGGGGCAAGGTGCGACAGCTAACAGCAACGCCAGCCGTATGCTTAGAAATGCCAGGGTTTATCGTGCCATTAGCTACTTCCGCAATCAGTACCAGAAACGCTATACCGCAGACCTGGATTTACTGGTGAGCCAGTTGATGGCTATTGTCCAGGCCGACCCCAATCAGTTGGCACAATTTCGCCGTGTTAACTGCCGTTATTGCTGGGGCGAGAATCATCTCTACCAGTGGCGTGATATTGCAGAATTCGATAAGGCAGCGGCACAGGCCTCCAGAGATGGCAAACCCGAGCCGGAATATGGAGGCCTCGGCTTTGTTGATAACGCCATACCCAATCCGGACTGCCCGAAGTGCTGCGGTGAGGGAACGGGGCAGCTTTATATGGCTGATACCACTCTGCTTGATGGGGAGGCGCGGCAATTATATGCAGGGGCAAAGCTCGGGAAATTTGGTGTTGAGATCCTGCTGGAGGATAAGGCTGCCGCCCGGCGCGAACTTATCAAGCTGATAATGGCGACGAAAGGAAGTTCTGCTGGTGGTGCAACTGACAGTCGCAATGATCTGGAGCTTGAAGGACTGAGGCTTCGCAACGAAAAGCTGCGCACTGAGATTGAAAACCTCAAAAAAGGCGTGGGTGGTGAGAATAACGAAATAATTATCCACAACTCTCTGCCGATGCCGGGAGTGGATAATGTCGATTGAAATCTATCTCCCAAAACCTCATGAGGGGCAAATAGCTGCATGGACGGCGGCAATAGAAGAACGCTTCCACGCGGTATGCTGTGGTCGTCGCTGGGGTAAAACGGTGATGCTGGTGAACATCGCTACCAGTTTCGCTACGCGGAAATTTGCCGTTCCTACCACCGGGCAACTTATCGCGGGTAGGGTGGGGATTTTTACCGCGCAATACCGCCAGTACCAGGAAATCTGGGATGAAATTAGCGCCGTTCTGCAACCGCTGATCCTCAGTCAGTCAAAAAATGAAAAGCGCATCATTCTCCGCAATGGGGGGCGCATCGACTTTTGGGTAACGGACAATAACAAACTGGCCGGGCGTGGGCGTAAATATCACGCTGTGCTGATTGATGAGGCCGCATTCACTAAATCGCCGGAAATGCTCGAGGAAATCTGGCCCCGAGCGATACGCCCGACGCTTGTCGATTACCGTGGCTGTGCGTGGGTATTTTCCACACCAAACGGTATCGACGAGAGCAATTTTTTCTACGCGATATGCCACGATGAATCCCTGGGATTTGTTATGCACCATGCGCCAACTTCATCGAATCCGTATATTCCGAAAGAAGAACTGGAGGAAACGGAGAAGAAATCCGATCCGCGCGTCTGGCAGCAGGAATATCTTGCAGAGTTCGTAGACTGGTCCAAAGACGCGTTACTCGATGTCGATAAGCTGCTGGTGGACGGTCAACCAATTGAGATGCCGCCGTACTGCGACATGATTTTCGCAGTGATGGATACGGCGCTGAAAGGCGGGACCGAAAATGATGGTACTGGCGTGGTGTATTTCGCTTATGAGTCAACGTATTCGGACGAGCCAAAACTGACGATTATTGACTGGGATGTGACGCAAATTAAAGCGTCATTGCTTCCTGAATATATCCCCGGCGTTTATGACAACCTCGAGCGCCTCGCGAAATTATGCCGTCCGCGTCTGGGCAGCCAGGGAATTTTTATGGAAGACGCCGCGATGGGGGCAATCCTCAACCAGAAGGCGGAAACCGAAGGCTGGGATATGACGCCGATTAAATCGGCACTGACCAGCAAAGGTAAAGACGAACGGGCGGTGATGGCATCCAGCTACCACTATCAGGGGATGTGCAAAATCGTCCGGGAGGCTTACGACAAGACCGTTTCATTCAAACGTACCACCGCAAACCACCTCATTAAACAAATCGCCGGGTTCCACCTGGCAGACAAAGACGCGCATAAACGTGCTGATGACCTTTTCGATTGTTATACCTATGGATTGATTATCGCGCACGGTAATTACGCGGCGTTGTAAAAAATCAGGATATTTTTGATGGCAGAGATCGAGATTACTGGCGGCCTCGGTTCAGCACTGATGCATATTCTTGAGGCTGAAGAAATTCAGCCGGGAACCGACATTGGCTATGAATTGTGTAAGCAGCTGTGGCAATTCCATCCTCTGGGCGGAAAACTTGTCGAAAAACCCATACTGATGGCGATGTGTAAGCCGCGCCAGTATAACGTGGAGACAGACCCTGACGAGAGGGTTGTGAGGCGTTTTCAGGAGGTATGGGAACGCATGAAGGTCAACGAGAAGATTAAAAATCTGTTTTTTCTGTCTCGTTGCTACGGTGCTGCAGCGATCGGCGTGGGCACCGACAGCGTTCCATGTCGTGAACCGCTTCCGACGTTCGGACTGACAGAAGATGACGTGTATATCAACGCGTGGGACCCGTTGAACGCTTCCGGTTCGATGGTGACTGACCAGAACCCCAACAGCCCGTTTTTCCAGGAAGCCAATAAAAAACTGAAGATTGGTGGGAAAGACTGGCATCCGTCACGCACACTGAAAATCTTCAACGGCACACCGATTTATCTGGAGTTTCAGAGTTCATCGTTCGGATTCACCGGACGAAGTGTGTTTCAGCGCGTTCTTTATTCCCTGAAATCCTATATCAACACGATGGAGGCGAATGATCTCGTCAGCCAGAAGGCGGGCGTACTGGTAGCTAAAGTTGTGCAGTACGGTTCGAAACTTGACGGGATCATGGCTGCCGCCACGGGACGAAAAAGGGAAAACGTCAAAGAGGCAAAAAATAAAGGTGTGCTTAGTATCGGGAAGGATGAGGACGTTACCTCGCTAAATCTACAAAACATCGATGGTGCGCTAAACGCTGCACGCGACAATATTATTTCCGATATTGCGTCAGGGAGTGACGTTCCGGCGATCCTCATCAAAGAGGAAGCCTTTTCGAATGGTTTCGGTGAGGGGACCGAAGATTCGAAAGCCATCAGCCAGTATATCGATGGTGTACGCCAGCAGATTGAACCCGTGATGGATTATTTCGAACGCCTGGTGCAGTACATCGCCTGGAACGAGGAATTTTATCAGTCGCTGAAAAATGATTACCCGGACATCATAACTGATGACTATAAAACCACGTTTTACCAGTGGCGACGTGAATTTACCGCGACATGGCAGGAGCTGGTGGAGGAGTCGCCGGACAAACGCCGGGAAAGCGACAGTAAAGTGATTCAACAGGCGATAGCACTTTTCTCTGCCGTGTCGCCACAGGTTGATCCTGAAAACCGTGCCGCCGTCACTGAATGGCTGGCAAGCCTTGTTAATGCCACGCAAACCTATGGCGAAGCTCCACTCATCATTGATGTGGACGCGCTGGCGAATTATGAACCACCGAAGCAGGAGACGCCTGATGGCAATTTCCAGCCGGGCGGTGAGGAAGAAGAAACGGATCAGGACGCTATATGAGGTTCTGACGGATGCCGTTAACTACTACGTAAATCACGGGTGGGATAGCGAAAAATCATTGCTCGAATGGTGCCGGAAACTCCGTGTAGCCGCTCAGCGAGAAACCCCTGATGATACCGTAGCCAGAAAACACCTCACCGCTATCTACAGCCGTCTTGTCATCGACGGCGGGGCATTACGAGATCAGCCTCCTGACGGCCCTAAAAAAATCACTGTTGAAAAACTGAAACCTGAGTTTCGCAAGGAACTCGACAGGCGAATTTTCGCCAGTGCCAACCTGATAAAACTCAACCGCGAACAGGCTATTGAGAAAACTATACAGCGTTTTCAGGGATGGGTTACGTCCATTCCGCCTGACGGGGTGAGCGAAATTGATCGCCGGGAAGTGAAGTCCGGTTTTCAGAAGTCCGTGAAGGATATGGATTTTATCAGTCGCCGGGTGGCAATTGACCAGGGACATAAGCTGGCGAGCAACGTTAAGTATCTGCTGGCTGTTCAGAGTGGTGCGATTGCTCTGCGCTGGCATTCTAACTGGCGGCGTCCGGGCTACAAATACCGACAGGACCACAAAGAGCGCGACGAGAAAATTTATCTCCTCCGCGATTCGTGGGCGCTGGAGCAGGGGCTTATTAAGCCCGTATATGGTTTTTATGACGAAATCACTGCTGCCGGGGAGGAGGTTTATTGCAGTTGCGATGCTCTGCCGATCTACGCCCCTCAGAAACTACCCGACGAATTTTTAACGGAGAAGGGCAAACGTGAGTTTAACCGAGCTTGAAGTGGCAGAACGCATCAGGGACGGAACCGTACCGTCTCCGGTGAAATTCTCCAACATGTGGTTGGTGAATTTGCGCATAACCGGAACCGGGCTTGCCTATCGCGCCGGGCTGAAAGAGCACGTCTGGCGTGATCCAAAGCTCTATCTGAACGAGGAGTTTTTAAGGCGATGCAATGGCCTTCCGGTTATCACAAACCATCCTGACGACGCAGTTCTGACGGAGGAGGATTTTAAATCGCGGATCGTCGGTAGCGTCATGCTGCCGTATATCCGGGGTGATGAGGTATGGGCGGTGTGCCGCGTTTACCTCCAGAGCATTGTTGAAGAAATCACTGAGGGGGATGTTTCGACAAGTCCGTCGGTGGTGTTCAACAGCACATCAGGAAATGTGGAAGTACAGGAAGGTGACACCAATTTTTTAATCGAGGGCGTTCCTTTCCTGGTTGATCACATCGCCCTGGTGACGAAAGCCCACGGCTCGCTGGGCGTGTGGGATAAAGACCGGATCCCCGCAGGGGTTGAAGTGACAAACACAGGTGAAATCGAGATGGAAAAAGAAGAACTCCAGGCCCTGTTACAGGGGGTTGTGAGCGATGCCCTGCAAGGCATTAATCAGAAAATCGATGGTGTCGTTACGCGCATGGACTCACTGGAACAGCGGGACAAAGCGCGGGCGGATGCCGAAGAACAGGCGAAAAAAGAGGCCGAAGAAAAGGCCAAAGCCAATGAAGCCGCAGAGGAACAGCGTAAAGCTGATGAAGCTGCGGCAAAGGAGGCGGAAGAAAAAGCCAAAGCTGACGAGGCAGCAGCTAAAGATGCTGAGGAGAAAGCAAAGGCTGATTCCGAAGCAGAAGAACAGCGTAAGGCCGACGAGGAGGCAGAAAAAGAACGCAATGATTCTGCCCTGGCAGAAGCGCAGGCAAAAGCCGACTCCGCATTCAGTGCCTGCGGTAAAAACGCGCCAGCACCGTTTTCTGGTGAAAATGCGCTGGACTACCGCAAGCGTGCGCTAATCGCTATGCAGAAACACTCTCCGGCACATAAGGACGTCAATATTCGCGCGATTGCGGATTCTGCAACGCTGGCTGTGCTTGAGGACGCAATTTTCAGTGCCGCCCGTCAGTCCATCGAAAAAGAAATGATGAGTACCCAGGGGCAACTGCATAAACGTATCCGCAACGATGAAGCCGGGCGTCGCATTACTGAATATCAGGGCGATCCGAACGTCTGGCTGAGTGCCTTCAAAATTCCGGGGCGTCGTCTGGCAAAAATTAACACTCAAGGGAGCCTGAACAATGGCTGATATTAACTTTCATCCGTTTAAAAACCGTGGAGCATTTGGTGGCCTTTTTAACGTCGAATCCCGTGGGCTGATGCAGGGGGATGCGCAGGATGATCCGGCAATTCGTCTGCAACTTTGCTCCGGTCGACTGGACAGCAAAATCACTGAACCGGTATGGGGTGGCGTTGGAGTTATGGAGTGCATTGCTCCCGCGAAAGACAGCGTTAACGGCGCGGTAATTAAACAAGCCACGAAGGACGCCTGTAACGCCTTTACTGTCTTTAATCAGGCATTTCATGGCATTACCACGCCGGATAATCCGGTGCCGTTATATCTCGCGGGTGGCTTTGTTCACTATTACCGCGTTGGCTCAGGTGCCCGCATTCCTCTCCCTGTCAGTGCAGAAGTTGTTGCGCTGGCTGATGGAAATAACACCGTTGCTGCCAGTGGTTTTGTGTGGGATCTGACGAAAAACATGGTTGATGTTTATTCGGGATCACCCGGAGCTAATCCGAAAGTGGATATTAAGTTGCTGATGGTTTCAGTTGACGGAAACCTGACGGTGAAAAAAGAGGATGGCGGTAACGTTGTCTGGGAAATCGGCAAACCGTGCGGCCTGTTTTTAATTTAAGGGGATATTAATTAATGAGCGCATTTACTCCTGCGACTACTATTGTGTCGCCGTCAATGGTGCTGCCGGAAATGATCGTGCAACAGAGCATGGCTTCCGGGGCGTTTGAAGTCCTGGCTGGTGGTGCTCCGGCAGTAAAAATCAGTTCCAGTGATTTGATGGTCTATCAGAAATATCTGCGCATGACCTCGCAGGCTCAGGTCAGCCAGTCTCTGCCGGGCCAGTTACCGTCTTCCAGTATCTCTGGCGGCTATGACGGGATGATGACTTACCGAATTTCTTCCCGCTCGCAATACAGCTATCTCGATACTGATGCAGCAGATCGCTGGGGCTATTCTCTGATTGAAGGCCTGCGCCTGGCTAACCGCCAGGGACACGCTCAAATGTTGCGTAATATGCTGCTGTACGGTGTTGAAGCGAAGAATAACGAAGGGATCACCAACTCCCCGAATGCAGTGACACTGAATCTGGGCAACGACAGCAAAGGTAACGATTCATACACCACCTGGGATTCCGGCGAGATGGCTAAATTTATGCTTGGCCTGATTGCTGACCAGAAAACCCGCATGTTGCTGCTGGGGCAGCCATTAACGACTGTTATTCTGAGCCCACAGCGATTCATGAAGGCGCTGGAGTGGACAGGAATTGTTGAGCTGACCAGTTATCAGCGTCCTGGTGGTGGTACCGGAACGGTGGGAACGATGGTTAAAGATGTCGCCGATAAGGCGACAGGCGACGACATCATTTTCTGCCAGGACGACACGCTGATCGGTAAAGGCGCTGGTGGTAATGACCTGATCATCGTTACGAACCCGACGATTGAGGTTCCGGAAGCGCGTCATACCATTAACACCAATATTTTCTCCACGCTGGTTCCTAACCAGCAGGCCGTCAACGTGATGTTCTGTGATATGGCAGCGCCGACGGAAATACCATCCCCTATGCCGGATGGTGGCCTGACCACGTTGTATACCATGCGCGCGACGCCGGGCTGGAACTTCCGCCCTGAGGGGATCACCCTGTTGTCTGCCAAATACGCATAAACGTTCAACCTGATAACGCGGGGAGCTAAATGCTCCCCTTTTTTGTGGGAAAAATTTATGAAACTCTACATCGCTAACTGCTCACGTCAGCCGCACACGTTCAACTACAAACTCCCCGAAAAAATGCAGTCGTTCGGTGTGACAATTCCGTCCGGACGTCAGCATATGATCGAAAATCAGTCCGATATTATCGACCACATCATCCGACAGCATGAGCCTTACGGATTCCAGCGTTGTGACAAGGTGGACAAGAATTTTTCTGGTATCTGCTATTCCATCGATAAACCTGTGAGCGTTGGTCGTATTGAGGATTGCGCGGAGCAGAAAACGGAAAATCTGGAATCCCTGTCAGAAGAAATTCTCGCAGCCAGCGCTGTATCGCTGAATAACGCAGTGGATCAGGCGGTGATTCAGAGTGGCGAAAAACCTCAACCAGGTGGTATTGAAATGGAAATCACCGGGGAAGCGGTTAACACCGAACAGGAAAATCCGCCCAGCACAAAGCGAAATATTAAGGTTAAAAAATAATGACCCTGCGTCCGTCACTGGAGGGGTTTATTCGCTTTGTTCGTGACGACATGAAAGTACCGGTTCACGCTATTGCTGACGATGATCCGACGCTGGAATGTTGCTTTCAGTCTGCGATGGAGCTAATCCCTCACGATCAGGGGCTGGAGCGTTTACCCATCATCTATGTGCGAACGGTTTATAACGCTGCCGCCTCATTTCTCCTGAATTTCGCTCCCGGCTCGTGGTTTGCCGACCTGAGAAAAAAACTCAACCTTGGGAAACTGGCTACTGGGCTTGTCAGTGCGGCAGCAGACCAGGGGACATCGGGTTCGATCACCATCAGCGATGCGCTGAGTAATCTGTCTTTGCTGGATTTGCAGATGTTACAGGATCCGTATGGACGACAGGTTGTTGCGGTGCTGATGCAGATGGGCACGGTATGGGGTTACACGCCATGAAACTTTGTTTTGGGGTTATCGACCAGCCGTATGACTACGGCGACGAGCCGGGAAAAACCACGTTTGACGTAGCCTGTGACCTCGAGGAGCGATACGAAATTTTTACGCACTTCTGGGAAATGCATAAGGACGAGATTATCCAGGAGGCAGGTACTGAACTGGCGTACCAGTTGGTCAATCACTTCAAGTATAAGGCTCCGCTACCTGGCGAGCATTTTCTGGAAGGGACCGGGAAGATTTTCCATATTTTTCTTGAAACTGAAGAAATGGCCGGGATGACGATTAACGGAAACCCTGTGCCAACTCAGGCCGCGCTACTGGGCGTTAACTCCAGGCTTAAGGACAAATATACCGGAGAGCGGCGTCCGTCATTCATAGACGGCGGCCTGTTTAAGGGCAGCTTTATAGCGTGGATAGATAATAATGCCGAGTCTTGAGGAATTAGCCGAACAGCACAGTTCGCAGCTCTCGTCCGTTCTTAAATCCGCAGTTGAAACCATCTCGTCAGACCAGGAAATCACGTTCAGGCTCTATGTCCGGCAGGTTCTGCCGCTGGATGGCTTTGTCTATTGGGTTAATGCGGAAATCATCAGTTGCGATGAACTGTGTCGCCTGAATATTGAGTCACCAACTCGTCTGAAAATCAAAGGCAGCCTGCATCGTCAGGTTATTGCGATTCAGGACGAGTCTGTCTCGAAGGATGTGAACAACATTATTTTCACGCCTGTTCAGCAGGTTGATGATTTTAATGTGGAAAATCCCGATGCGATCTATCTCGGTGAGTACGGAGGCGTCCAGTTCGCTTTTTCACGAATGGAGAGCCGTTATCAGCAGTCGGGTATTTTTCATTATCGCGGCATGGCGATTTTACCAACCATGCGTTCTCAGATTATCGACTGCGAGAAGGATATCAGCGACGAGCAGATCATCTCCAACAGCATCCCGATCTGGCTGCAAATGAAAGATGTCGCGCCCGTGTATCCGTCTTACCTGGTACCGCAGAACCTTCGCCCTCCGTATATCGCGGTGGATGTTCGCAACAGTATTCCGTTGCAGGTGGCTCCCGTTGTTTTCGGCGGTGAGCGGTTCCAGCTAGTCCAGGATTCGGTTCGCCTGACGCTTTACGGATTCAGCAACAAAATGGCGCTGGATCTTGTCGACTCGGTGGTGAACAGGGCGCTGGAGGAGGAAAAGTTTGGTGTAACCAATATTCCGGTGGTTCAGGACGCAAAGTCGGGACAGGTTGAAATCAACGCTCTGGCGAAGAAAAAGATTGTCGATTTTGACGTGAATTACTACCAGAGCACCGCCCGGGAAATGTCCCGGCAGTTGATTGAAAAAGTTATTTGTAAATATGAGGTTAAATAATGGGATTTAATATCGTCACGGTGAATGTGTCCCAGACCATCGGGGCCATTCCCTCGAATTTGCAGCAGATGTCTGCGGTTCTCTCGTTTGGTTCCACGACTCATGAGCCGGGAAAACCCGTATTACTCACCCGTAATCAGGATATTAACGAACTGGTTAAAAATCCGATTGCTGGCTTGTCGGCGGCTGCCGCAGGAAGATCTGCGGCAAGCGTCACCGTTACGATGACGCTTCCGGAAGGGAGCAACATCCGACGCGAAAACAGTTCTGAGGTGAAAATTGTTGTTTCCGGGTGTTCGCCCGACGCGTGGAATGGCGAATATACTGCTACCGTCACGGATGAAAAAACACTGACCTGGACTATTACTGATTCTCAGCTTTCCGGTTCTCCAGTGACGCTGGGGCAGTTTTCCATTGCTGGCAGTGAAAATCTGGTGACGGCAGTAAACACGTTTTTTGCCCAGGGAAATTCAGTGGGGATTTACCTGCTGGAGCTGGGAGTACAGAAAGGCGGAGTCAGTAAGGAAATCGCTGCGCTGAAATCTTATATGGAAGATCCGCTCCAGCGTTTTTACGCTTATCTGGTACCGCAGACGTGGGATGGCAACGCGGAGTTTATCAGTCTGGCAAAACTCCACACCGCCAACGAAGCGATGCAGTATTTCTTCGTGCTGACGAAAACGCCGGATGACACGAATTACGTTTCGCCTTATGCCGGTATTAAGTCAGTTATTGCAACGGCGGATGATACGTACCCGGCGACAAACGCGGCAGCAGCCGTAATGTGGAACTATGTTTCCGCATCACCTTCAGAAATCAACAAGGTGCCGCCGATGGCATTTCGCTATCTACAGGCGGTAAACGCCCACAAGGGCAAAAATTCCATTCTGGCTACGATGACGAAGCAGAATATTAACTACGTCGAAACGGGGGCTGAGGGCGGAATCTCCAACACGATTCTGGTGAAAGGCGTTACCAGTGACGGTAACGATATGACGTACTGGTATTCCGTGGACTGGGTGCAGATTAATGTCGATATGCAGCTCGCCAACACGGTTATCAACGGCAGCAATAACCCAATTAACCCGCTTTACTACAACCAGGACGGGATCGACCGTCTACAGCAGGTCGCACAGGCGGTGTTCAATACGGGCGTATCTTACGGCCTGGTCAACGGTCAGCCTGTCGTCGATGCAGTGCCTTTCCGTCAGTATATCAACACTAATCCGAATGATTACGGTATCGGGCGTTATGCAGGCCTTTCGGCCTCCTATACGCCGATGCGCGGATTTGTCGAAATCATTTTTAACATCAATGTGACAATGCAGCTTTCGTGAGGGACTGAACCGTGCCTAATCCAATGATCCCCGTTGGCACCCTTAACCGGGTTCGCGCCAGCGTTAAATTCACCTCCCATTCTGAACTGAATGTGTCCGCCTCATTTCTGGCAAAAGAAGGCGTCGAATTGTCCTTTCAGGGCAATATCACGGAGTTTTTACCCGCTATGACGGGAGCCGTGCAGTCGCCGCAGCCATACATGATTTTACAGGCGCGTGTTCATCTGCTGCGTAGCCAGGCGCTGGGAAAACAATTCAAGGCGCAATGGGAAAAGAATGCCACGATCGGCGACGCAAAAGTGTATAGCGACAGCACGGTATTCGGTGACTTCGATATCTATAACACGGCGATCACCAACGTGCAGGATATGACCTTCGCCGGGGGCGAGCCGGGTGTGGCCATCACCATTACCGGTACGTATTACATCAACTCTGAAATGTGGGATCTGGTATGAAAATCTCCCGAAATCTGAATCTGATTATTCCTGTCCGGACAGAAAAGGGTAATGGCTGGATCCATGCCACGCCGATCAGCAAAGAGGTGTTTAAAGAGCATTTCTTCATTCTGAGTAAAACTTTTTCTGCCATTTTTTCAGAAGGTCTTGGCGTCGTTGCGGGGCCACGTATCGCTTTTTTGATGCTGGAGCGGATCTCGCGTGATTCTAATGCCTGGGAAGGTGATAAAGGGGTCCGTAATACACTGGTTAATGAGGTCATTCGCCTGGCAAACCTTGTTTATCCAGTGGAGGGCAAAGGCTACGACACAATCCCTCTCGATATGGCGCTGGAGCGTGAAATCATTGATTTGGACGAAGTAGCGGGTGAGCTCATTTTTTTTACATGCGTCTCGTCGATAAATTCACCGGAGCAGGCGAAGGGGACTATGGATGTGGTCAATGGAATATGGAGCACTCAATGCTCGTCATTGAATCTTACGGAATGGATCGCTTCATTGCCGACATTGAAATCAGCCGCCAGTTCTGGCGCGACGGCGAACACGTCATCAGCGACATCCTCGACTACTCAGCCGGAGCCGGATTCAGAGACATCTGTGCAGATTCCGGTCTGAATGTAAAAACGGCAGCTCAGTTTCGTGAGCTGCTCAAATTCAAAAATCCCGCAGGAGTATTGTGATGGCTGGTAACCAGATGCCAGTTCTGACGCTGGATGTTAATGAAGAACACCTCAGGCGGCTTGAGGCGATATTTGAAAAGTATCGCAACGGACTGATGATTGGCCCTGCCGGTACGCCGCTTAAAATACCTTCAAATACAGGTCCGGGAGGTGGCTCCTGGCAGACAACCACAGGCGGAGAAGCCAATCAGGCTCCCAGGAAACCATCTTCACCCGCGCCAGTTCTGGCTGCTGCCACTGATGGACGTTTAAGGGATGAAAAAGGGCGCTTTGTTGGCAGCGGGAAAACACCTGATTCGCTGGTGAGCAACTATAAAGGTCGCGGCGAAACGATGTTTGATAAGTACCTCAGCGGGCTGGGGAAAAACGCCAAACAGACGCTGAAAACTTACAAGCAGATCAATTCTACGCTACAGACGACCACTTCGAGATTAAACAACCTGTTTAAAACCACCGTATCGTGGGGGACAAAACTTGCGGTTATGGGCGTTGCCGGGCCGTTCGGCTTTGGCATGATGTCCCGTAGTGTTGTAGAGAAACAGAGAAATGCGGATGAATTGACGGCAACACCAGGAGAGTTAAAGGCGGCAGAAAGCACTTATTCGCCTTATTTTTCCGGTGTTGGTAATTTACTCAATACACTGGCAGCCGCGCAAAATGACACTCAGCATCCTGCCTACAACGGGCTAATTGGGTTAGGGATGAATCCTAAAAAAGGGGCAGCAGAAAATCTCCCTGTGTTGTTAGAAAGAGTTGCTGCTCTTGCAAAGGAGTATGAGGGAACAGGATTAACTCAAGGGATGTTAAGAGGGAGGGGGCTTGGATGGGTAAATTTTGGTCTTGCTAACCAGTTAGTCAAATATCAGGACAAAATACCTGAACTGAACAAAGAGTTTTCGTTACGTGCAGCACAAAATGATTCGTTACTGACCTCTGCACATACAAGTAAATATCAGAATCTTACCAGTAACTTAGAAAATAACTGGGATCGACTTACCAGTGGGTTTCAGGGAGCGATGTCGGGTAATTCTGAACAACTGATTGGAATATCTAATGGCGTAACGAATGCCGCCCTGAATTTCATGAATGGTGAGAACTTTAAAAGGATTCTGACTGATGTCGAAACAGGTCTGGATAAGCTTGGTAAGTACGTTAATGGCCCGGATTTTAATAACGACCTGAATAATTTTGCCGAAAACGTTGCAAAGGTCACCAAGGCACTTAGCGGATTTGTTGGTTTTGCGGTTGAACATCCCTGGCTTTTTGGGGCCGCAGTGCTTGCCGGGCCATCAAGAGTTGGTGCTGTGGCAGCTACAACAACCGGAGTTGCCGCCCGTGTTGTAGGCGGAAGCCTTCTTGGGGCTACGGCCGGAACAGTGGCAGGATTGGCTATTCCTACAAATAACACACCTACCACCAGTGAGGAAATGAAAGGGCTGGAGGGGCGTTTCAACTTTGATTATTTTAACGAAGTGCAGGAGTGGCAAAAAAACAATCCTGGCAAGGTCTGGCCTGGAGGATTGCAGAAATACTCGAACAATGTAAACAGGTCAGCATATTTATCCAGAGGGATCAGGAATAACAATCCCGGAAACCTTAATTTCGCAGGACAAAAAGGGGCGACCCTGGAATCGGGGCCAAATGCTCGTTTTGCCAGTTTCCCGACGATGCTCGAAGGCATTGCTGCGTTAGATCGACAGGTCATGCTTTATCTGAAACGCGGCAAAAATACGATTGATCAGATTATTGATATTTATGCCCCTTCATCTGATGGAAATAACACATCGTCCTATAAAAGCTATCTCTCTCAGTACACCGGATTAGGTGTTAAGGAGAAAATCGATGGTTCTAATTTTGAGCTAATGAGAAAGCTAATTCAGGGCATTATTAACCATGAAAATGGGGCCGCCGCTCGTGCTGTAAGTGGCGATGAAGTGATGCGGGCGCTGGCAATGAACCGGGGGAACGTATATTCACCAAATAATGCTTCTCAGGTAATCAGGCTCGAAGTTCAACAAAAACCAGGTTCAGATATACTGGCACAACTCGCCGGAATGCAACAAATACCGGGGTAAAAGATGTCACTTAATTACTTTGGACAAGCTTTCAAACTGGCGTTTGAAGTTTCGCCCATTCTTTTAGTTGATGGCATAGCGTCGAAAATTCCCGGCGGGGTGATGCCGATTGCTGTTTTGACCGAAGGCCTAAGCATTGCGAATGGTCTGCTGCATGGCGAGATACGCACACGCTCGATGGCGGCATTTACCCCGGTGGCGGGGACAACGTTAGTCCAGCAGGATATTTGCAACCTGAATTTCTATAATCAGGTAACGGCAGCGAATGCGACCGTCAGGAAGCCTAACCGGGTAGTCATGCAGATGATCCGTCCGGCATCAACGGAGGACGGTGGCTACACCACTAAGGGGATGACGTTTACGGCGCTGAAAATGGCGCTTGATATGCATAACCAGTATGGCGGTTGCTACACCGTTCTGACTCCCTCGTTTATCTACACGCGCTGTCTGATGCGGTCGTTTATCGATACATCCGGTTTCTCTGAGCAGAACAAGCAGGTTCAGCACACCTGGCAGATTGAGTTTGAGCAACCATTATCGTCTGTCGAACAAACGGTAAAAACGCTGGCGAGCGTTCTGGATAAATTTGATAAAGGGATGCCGTCAGACGGGCCGCTGTCGTGGTCAGGTATTAAGAGCCAGGTCGTGCAGGAGTTTGGTATTGGCTTATGACAACGTTAATTCCTTTCAAACCGGACGGGCGAGGTCCGTTTCAGTTCACGGCCAGAATCGGAAAATATGAAACATTCGCCCGCGTTCCGTTTAATCTGTATGCAAATCGTTACTACCTGGAACTGAAAGACAGTTCTGGCGACGTGATTGTGTACATGCCGTTGATCGCGTCACCTGACAGTTACGACATCAATCTGGCGCTGCCTTGCTCACCGGGGAAACTTGTTTTTCGCGAAAGTACGAATCAGTTTGAGGTTTCGTAATGCGTTATTACCGACTGGAAATTATTAATCCTAAAACAGGCAAGCCGCCAGTGGATAGCAATGGAAAACCCATTGGACCTTTTGATACCAGTGAAACACCAGGATGTGGGTTGCATGTTGAATTTGACTTTGAAGTAACCGGCCTGGATGTAGTCTGTTCGGGCACGATGCTGACGATCTATGGATTACCAATTGACATGCTGAAGCAAAGCGTAAGCTTGCAGGGTTGTCTGGTCCGTATGAAAGCAGGCTTTGTTCAGGGGTTACCACTGGCAAATAAGGATCAACAGGGGGAGGTAATCTATGGTGAAATTTATCTGGCCTATGCCAACTGGATCGGCACGAACCAGACTTTAAACTTGGTAATAAATCCAGGCATACGCAAAACCGATGACGGTAAACCTTTTTCAATTGAGGGGCAGGGGGAAGCAGGCGAAAGGGTTGGCGATGTTTTAGTCCGCGCTTTGCAAAAAGCATATCCCAATAAATTGATTGATTGCACAGTCAGCGACAACCTGGTTTTGCCAGAGCCGTGGACGGGTAAATATACAGAGATTGGTTCTCTGGCAATGGTCGTAAAAAACGCCTCTATTGCGATGATGCGTAATGAAAGGTATAGCGGAATCGCCATCAGTATTCTTTCCGACAGAATACGAATCTACGATAACGCATCGGCAAAGTGGGGTGAGCCAAAAACAATTCATGCCCATGAACTGGTCGGGCAGCCGACATGGGTAGCGCCGTTTACCGTCAGCTTCAAATGCCCGATGAGGGGCGATATCAGATGTGGTGATGTGGTTAATTTGCCGGAGGGGCTTTATTCGGGCACCGCGTCGATTGTGATGGCTAATACAATGGCTCCTGGCGTTATCTCCAAAAACTCGACCACGTTTACCGGGAAATTTCTTGTGAAATCGGTCAGACACATTGGTTCGTATCTGACAGCCGATGGCGATGCCTGGGTGACGGTATTCGAGGCATATGCTGAGAACTGGGCGAGGGTGTAATGTCAAACGCTCAAAAAATACCGTTTCTCCGAACGCTGTCGGAGATGATGACCAGTTCTGGTAACCAGCAAGCCGAGCTTAAAGGCCGTGAATTGCCCTGCCATGTTGTCGATGTCAGCGGGCAGATAGTGACAGTTCAGTTTGATATGCTCCCCGAGGGGATCAACTTTCCGCAGATAACAATCCCTGTCGCCACATTCCCGTATATTCGTTACCCGATACAGCCGGGCGATCGAGGAGTAACAATTGCCGCTGATGTATCACTGCGCGGTGTGTCTGGATTGGGAACCGGTATGGCGACGCTCTCTTACTCGATGTCGCTCACTCCACTGTTTTTCGTGCCACTGGCAAACAAGGACTGGTCCGACGAAGATCCGCAAAAAATAGTTTTGTACGGTCCGGATGGCGCGATCCTCAAAACAGAGGACGGCAGTAGCTCGGTAACGGTGGCACCGGAAGAAATCAGGCTAAAGTCGAAAGCTGTTTACCTCGAGGCCGAAGATATCTTCATGAACGGGAAAATTCATCTCAACGGTCCAATCGTACAGGACAAAGAACAAATGAAGGATACAACCGCTTCGCTGATTGGCCCTCTCAAGGTCGAGAAAGATGCAGTTATCAACGGCGTGAGCGCCAGCGGCCACAGCCACGATGTGACTGGCGTTCAAAGCGGCGGCAGCACGATCACGTCGAAGAAACCAAATCCGGGTTAATACCGGCTCACTTTAAATTACATCCATAAAGCGAAAGCCCCGGCTGCTGCAACAGTTCGGGGCTTTTTGTATCAACAGAACAGTATTTGAAATGGCATGGAGATTACTCATGCAGCCAAATTCTAGCGCACCTAAAGATAAATTTGGAGACGATTTGATGATTAAGGCTGAGACCACTCCGCAAGGAGCAGATAAGGCTGCGAGGATAATCGCGGTATGCCGAGGGATTCGTCACATACTTACGCCTGTTGCCTGGATCATTTGTACTGCATTAGTGGCGGGTACATTGATTTACCTGAAAAACTGATAAAGGAGTTACGAGAAATGGGCGAAAGATTACCCAACTGGAAATTCCTGTTGATATGGTGTGTGTTTTTCTTATTTGGACTATCCGCTTTGATTCAGGCGATCCGGTGGCGGTAATTTTTACATAACTTTACATATGGCAATGAAAAAACAACAAATTACTTCATGGATGATTTGCTACGTGAACTCAAGCATAGAATGACTTGGTGTTAAGTAATTGTTACAAAGGGATTTGTATGAAGTTTCTTTTCATTGTTTATAAATTACTAGTTGAGATTCGAGTTATGGGCGAGAAATTTCCCAATTGGAAGTTTTTACTTATCTGGTTGGTCTTTCTGATTCTGGCGTCTGGATATTTTGTTGGGCAGATCCGATGGTGGTGAGGGCACGATGAGAACATGGGGGCGCGTCACCGACGCGAACGGCAACAAAAAATGGGTTGCAGTAGAATCTGACGCCAACGGTGATTTCTCCTATGGCTGGCTGACGACGCTCATTCAGACGTTAAAGCTGGGGTTGGGGGAGTCGCCGTTTTACGCGAATTACGGCATTCCAGCGCAGCAGTGCATCGTGCAGCAAATTTACCCGGACTACTATGTGAACATGGTTCAGCAACAGTTTGCCGGGTATTTTGCATCACTGGCAATTTCAAGGGTAGATAGGGCTGAGAACCCCACCTATAACATCGACGTTGTGTTTTTTAACGGAACCAGTTACCGGACGCAGGTTCCGGTTTGAGGCAAGTTTTCGGGCATCAGTTGGGCCAGTGGCGTGTTAAGAAGTTCATCGCGTGGCATGACAATCCATCCACTTTTGCGTAGTAAGTGAATTGCCCATTCTGTGGTTATAACTGAGCCTGATTTGTGGTGCTCAATGTGGGTAACCGAGCCGTTTCTGACGCGCATGATGATGTCAACATTCAGAGGGGATTGTGTGCTGGTGGTATCTTCGCGCAGCTTCTTCTCGCACTCGATGAAGTATCGGCGGATCTGGCGTCCTTTTTCGTTGCGCTCGACCATTGCCAGTTCTTTGGCGGTGTCTAGGGTGAGGTGGTAGTCCTTGCGGTTATGTCCTCCTCTGCCTCCTAACGATTGCTTTCCTGTTTTGGAAAGCAAAATGTAATCTTGATTTTCTGTAAATCCGTATTCTGCGATGCGGGATGTAATCCAGGCTGCGAAAACCTTACCTACACCAAGAAAAGCGTGCAGATCACGAGCATTACAGAGTAGGGCGGTTTCGTTTGAGATAGTTCCGTTGAAAACGGGGATTAATTGTATTGTCATAACGACCTCACTGATTTTTTTCGAATTTCCACTATCGGAGTGGAGCCGGGAGGTTCGAAACGGCTCAGTGAGGCCGCGGACTTATTCCCCTTTCGGGTGTTGTATTCGTCGCCCTCCCGACATTGTTCGGGGATGTGACCGCACATTGTGCCATCACTAAATAGCAGGCATAAAAAATCCAACACTAACGGGGTTGGTTGTGACCGCACTGAGAAGAGGTTTCGACGCCTCATGCGCTTAATCATACTCAACTGGGCGCGGTTGTAAAGTATGAACTTGAACGGACATTAAGAATGGGTAAAATTTAATCTCCTGTTTTTAAGGAGATTACGGATGATTAAGTTTAAATTATTTGTAGTGTTTGCTTTTTTATTACAAATCGGAACTGCGAATGCGGTATCTTTTGATTGCTCGAAAGCTAAATCATATTCTGAAAAGTTAATTTGCAGCAACAGTGAATTATCTGAACTTGATGATAAATTAAATTCTTTATATCAAAAAGTAAAGTTAGAGAGCGCTGATAAGAAAGCTTTTAGAAAAATTGTTTCAGACTTGTGGAATGAAAGAGAGAAGTGCAAAACAGAATCATGTGTTCGACAATGGTATTCTAATGCATTCAGGGAATATTCATCTTTAAATGAAATTAATGAGAACATTATCAATGAATCAAAGAATTACGCTGAATGGTATATTGATGGTGCACTGATAATATTACCTCCACTGGAAGGTGTTAGTAAAAATAGATTCCTGATGTATGGCGATGATGGGACAATAGCTATTTTTATTGCTTCAAAATCTAAAGGCAATGGATTTTGCGATAATTCAGTGCAAATTGATGGGCCATTAGAGTACCCACCAATTTTGATTAATGATGAATATTATAAAACTTATAAATCATGCTTGTATGGAAATGGTTTTATAGTACCAAAAACTGAAATTGGTAAAGCGGTTCTGAAAGAATTGGTTATGAAAATGAAGCCTATAAAAATTTCTTTTGGAGACGGCGATGAATTTAACTATCCTCCATCAAATGTAAAAAGAATGCTTGAGAGGGTGGAAAAAATGAAACAGGCAAAATAAGTTAACTTAAAACCGCTTCGGCGGTTTTTTTATGGGGTAGATATGTCTGAAATACCAATTACTATGACCAGTGCGGGTGCGCAGCCTACGCCACCCAATGATTTGCTCGCGAATCTTATCACCAGAGTTGCTGAAAAAGTACCTGGATATACAGCCAACCTTCCGGCGGGGCTTATTACTGACCTTGCCAGCACGGCAGTCGGGGCGCTGGCATTAATAGACCATGCGCGGGTGGACCTTATTAACTCCGTAAGCCCATACGGCGCGAATATTCCGTTACTGATGCAACTCGGAAACATTTATGGAGCACAGAAGGGATTAAGTACAAATACGGCGGTATACGTGGTGTTTGAGGCGTTGCCGGGGTTTGGTATCCCTAAAGGATTTGTTGTCGGTGACGGCAACTACCAGTATGCAGTTTCCCGTGATACGGTGGTACCGGAAAGCGGGCAGACTGAGCCAGTCTACTGTGTGGCCACAACGTCAGGCTCATGGGCTGTACCGGAAGGAACCGTAACGCAGGTCATTACATCGGTACCCAAAGATCAGCCTGTAAAATGCACGAACCTTACCGCAGGAATGCCCGGTCAGGAGGCGCAGACGTGGGCATCTTACCGCGCCGAAGTCATGGAGTCCGGCATGTTTGGTGTGCAGGGAACACCGGATTGCTTTAAAGCGATGCTCAAATCAGTAAGCGGTGTGCGCGAAAACCTGATTTCTTTCCGGCAGTCGTCGCTGGGGAAATGGGTTGCGGTTGTTGGTGGCGGTGATCCGTATGATGTGGCTTATGCGATTTACAAATCTGTACCAGATATTTCGAAACTGACCAACGATGTTAGCAATCCGTCCGGTGCGGCAGTGGAAAAACGCACGGTTTCAATAACCGTTTCGCCGGACGTTTATCAGGTGCCTTTCGTTATCCCGTCATCACAAAATGTCATGGTGCTAATCACCTGGAACACGGTGTCTGATGATTATGTTGATCCGGCGGGTATTGCTATGGCTGTGCAGCAAAACGTTGCTGATTACATCAATTCAATTGAAGTCGGACACCCGATAAATCTTCTGCGTATCCAGGATATTTTTACCAGTTCCGTCAGGTTGCTGGTTGATGCGACGTTGATCTCAACAATCAGTGTGAGCATTGGTATTAACGGCCATATTGTTCTTCCGGCGAAAGACACAAGCCTGGTTTATGGCGATACCTATTCCTATTTTTCAACGGTGGCATCACAGGTTCAGGTCAACAAGTATGCAATATCTGACTGAGAAAATTCTCCCTGCTTATCCATTTGTGCAGTACAGAGATGATCCGAATGTTGTTGCGTTCTTTGATGCATACAATGAAATTGCTCAGGAATACCTCGATTCACTCAACAATCTGGCATTGCCATGCTGGACATCGGAATCAATAACCGGGCAATTGCTGGACTGGATTGCTCTCGGGATTTATGGCGTTGAAAGGCCTTTACTACAGGTTTCCGAGGAGGCTATTGCACGCGGTGCATACGATACCATTGAATACAATACGATCCCGTATGCGGCAATGCGGAATTACGTTCCGGGGCAGGCATCGTATGTTCCTGATGATTATTTTAAACGAATATTAACGTGGAATTTTTATAAGGCTGACGGTTCGCATTTCTGCATTGACTGGTTAAAGCGCCGTGTGGCGCGGTTTATTCATGGAAAAAACGGAATAGACCCGCCGTTACAACATACTTTTGATGTGAGTGTGACTGTATCGGACAGTGTTTTTTCTATTCAGATACCAGAGTATGGCGATGGTATAGGCTATTTTCTGAAAGATGCCATTGACCAGAAATATGTAAAACTCCCTTTTATTTATTCCTATGCAACAACGGTGATTCAAAAATGATTCTTGGTTTCGGCAATAACGTTGTTTCAGCACTGGCTGGTGATATTACGACGATTCAGACTGATATTCCGGTGATGCCGGGCACGGGAGCTAAATTTGCAAAATTGCTTTCTGCCGATTTTGAAAATAAATCGAACGGGCAACGCGTCTATGCAAAAATTACGCTTACCGATAATAAAGAGTCTGCATTTGAGATTTGTCACCTGGTATCGGTAAGCGGTGATGTGCTGAAAGTCATTCGTGGGCAGGAAGGAACAACCGCGAAAGGTTGGTCCCTTAATGACGTTGTGGCTAACTTTGCCACGCGTGGATCGGAAAACTATTTCGTACAGATTGCGCAGCTTCAGAGCGGTCATTATATTGCGGGTGTTGCTGGTGGCACTGCAAACACACTGACGCTGGAACTTCCCTCGACGTTTTTTGTTAATGAGGGTACAGATTGGACGCTACGAACCCCGATTATCGTTTTCCCCGTTCAGAACAATACCAACGCGGCGACACTTCAACTAACACTAGGCGGAAAGGTTCTTGGTACGTTCCCACTTTATAAGGGGAACAAGTCCGAGCTGGTGGCGAATGATATCATTAAGGGTATTCCTTTGATTTGCCTTCTTGATAGCGAGAAAAGCTATTTCAGTGTGATAAACCCTGGAAATATCTATTCAGATTTTGATCTGCGATATGTAAAAAAATCTGGTGATTTGATGACCGGGGAACTGAAAATCCGTGGTGTTAATGCGCTGAGGATTTTCAACGAAGCCTTTGGTCTGATTTTTCGTCGTTCGGAAGAGAGCCTGCACCTCATTCCCACCCAGGAAAACCAGGGCGAAAACGGCGATATTGGCCCACTGCGACCGTTCAGCATTAACCTGCGGACGGGTGAAGTTTCAATGTCTCACCCGGTATCTGTTGGCGGCGGCTCGAAAGTAAACGGTGCATTAGGTATCGGCGTTCAGAACGCACTGGGCGGAAACTCAATTGCTTTCGGGGATAACGATACCGGCCTGAAACAGAATGGTGATGGCCTGCTGGATGTTTATGCCAATAGCGTGCATGTGTTGCGTTTTCAGAGTGGCAGTATCCAGAGTAATAAAGCTGTAAACGTTACAGGACGGGTAACACCGTCAGACTATGGAAACTTTGATGCCCGTTACCAGACCAAAACAGGCGGCGTGCAGGATGTGCGTTATGGTTCCGAAATGTATTACAACCCGGGAGGTAACCAGATATCCTGGACATTTCGCTCACCTTCAGGCCACGGGTTATCCGGTATTAATGTGCAGGAAACCGGAAGTAATTCGGCAGATAACATCGGCGGCGTGTATTACCGTCCGCTTCAGAAACTGATTAATGGCACCTGGTATAACGTGGCGAGTGTTTAACAATGTTACATTTAAAAAATATTACTGCGGGTAATCCGAAAAACGCGGAACAATATCAGCTGACAAAACAATATGGTGTCACCTGGCTTTTTTCGGAAGACGGCAAAAACTGGTATGAAGAACAGAAGAACTTTGCCAGTGACACAATAAAAATGGTTTACTCCGGGGACGGGCGCGTGGTGTGGGTCGGTAAGGATGTGACAGGCATTGAACCCCGTAACGCCAGTGTTATTGAAGTTCCGGATATTACCGCCAATCGCCGTATTACCGCGCCTGGTTACTGGTTCTACCGCAATGATGAATTTGTTTTTGACTACAAACTTAAAGCGGAAGATGAGCGTGATGCCCTGTTAAAACAGGTCAGCATCATGACCAGCGAATGGGAAAAAGACCTGCTGCTGGGATTAATCAGCGACGAAGACAGGGAAAAACTGAAAGCGTATCGCATTTACGCGAAATCGCTGCAGGCGATGGATTTCAGCCCCATCACTGATAAAACCTCATATAACGCCATTGAATGGCCCGTCTCTCCGGAAGCCTCTTCCTGATTTAATTTATCGCGAGAAAAACTATGTCTGTAGTGATATCAGGTGCGCTGATAGATGGCGCAGGCATCCCCATGTCCGGATGCCACATAATTCTGAAATCCCGGGTAAACACCTCAGAAGTGGTGATGCGCACAGTTGCCGACGTGGTGACAGGAAACTGTGGCGAGTACTGTTTTAAGGCGCAGACCGGAAAATATTGCGTATATCTGAAACAGGACTGGCGCGACGAGTACTGTGTTGGCGACATTGCTGTATACGACGACTCCAGGCCCGGCACGCTGAACGACTTTCTGACTGCCCTTGATGAAGGCGATTTAAAGCCGGATGTAGTGAAACGCTTTGAGGAAATGGTGGCGCAGGCGCAGCAGAGCGCGGAAGCGGCAGCGGAAAGCGAACAACAGGCCGGGCAACATGTCGCTGATGCGCAACAAATCAAGAGCGACTGCGAGACGCTGGCGGATAACGTACAGCAGAATGCAGAAGCCGTTGCCGAAGATAAAAAGCAGGTGGCACAGCTGGCATCATCTGCCACACAGGATGCCGCCCGCGCAGAACAGGCTGTCAAGGATGCTGACGCGATAGTCCAGAAAGCGGTCGATAAACTTGCTGATGCCGCAACGCTGACCGGTGAGGCAAAAGCCAGCGCCGAAGCGGCTGCAAAAAGCGAGCAGGGTGCGAAACAGCACAGGGACGAGGCGCAACGGATAGTTGATGACCTGAAGGGAAGCAATGCTTCCACGACAGAAAAAGGCCTGGTGCAACTCTGTAGTGATACGGATAACGACAGCGAAGAACTGGCAGCCACACCGAAGGCCGTCAAAACCGTCATGGACGAGACGAAAACAAAAGCGCCGCTGGACAGCCCGGCGTTCACCGGCACGCCGACAACACCAACCCCGCCGGATGACGCAGCAGGTAATGAAATAGCCAATGCGGAGTTTGTCCGCAAACTGCTTGCCGCGCTGGTTGGCTCATCACCGGAAGCCCTGGACACGCTGAACGAACTGGCAGCGGCACTGGGCAATGACCCGAACTTTGCGACAACGGTCACTAATGCACTGGCAGGTAAACAGCCGCTTAATGACGTGTTAACGGCTGTCAGCCAGATAACACCGAAAGAAAACACACTGCCTTATTTCAGTGCAGAGGGCCGGATTTTACTGGCGCAGCTGTCAGAAAAAGCCCGCGCATTACTGGCACTGGACACACCTGAAGCCATGCGCACGGAACTTGAACTGAAAGAGGCTGCGACGATGGAGCCCCAGAGCAATTTCCGCGATCGCACACCAGGCAGGCTGGCACTGTCGGGCATGCATGGGTTCGGTCAGGCATTTGCCAACACCGAAGCCCTGACATTTAACGGTCAGGCCGATTTTGCTGAATGGCTGAAAGAGTCCACGCCGGGGCGTTATGCGGTCAGTATTGCGGACTCTTCCACGCTGCTGGCGGGCACCACAAAATTTAACGGCATCATTGATGTGATGTGGTCGCCCTTTGATAACGATGAATCGGACGCCACGCGTAAATTCAAAACGTTGCTGTGTTTTAACCAGTATTACGAAGGCGAACACAGCATTCATCGCCTGACTTACCGCTGGAGTGGAAACAACTGGAATGCAACAGTAAGCCCTGTCATTTACGACGGCGATTCGTTGGCGTTCTTACTCTCCCGGACAGCAGGCTCAGGCTCATATTACAAATATCCGGCGGTTGGTGTGCCAATACTGGCGGCATATCAGGGAACTGAGACGGGTGATACGTCCATAAAAATTGGTCTGGGCGACGTGGTGCCGGGGTCCCGTCTGGGGCCGGTTCGTATCGCATCCATGTTCAGTGAGACGGGCTCATACACCTATTCAGCACAACTTACAGTTTATGGTGCAGGCAGCTACAGTTTTCCGGGGCGTTATATGGCGCTGTCCGGTTACAGCGGCGTGGCTACCAACGGGGCTTTAACATGCCTGTTTGTGCGTATCGAGTAACGGGGAAATAAGACATGAAAATCAGAGCGGTAAAGGGCATCAGAAACGCGCATTATCTCGAAAATGGTGCGGTTGACTGCGAGGTGTTATTTGAAGGTGAAACGGAATTCGTCCCGTATACCGCCATGCAGGATGATACCGCAATGACAGGCCAGTGCATCTGGGAGGAGTTACAGAGCGGCAAATGGGGTGAAATCGCCCCGTTCACCGTCACGCCGGAACTTATCGCAGCGGCAAAAGATGCCAAAAAGCGGGAAATCGAGGTGTGGCGTACAGAACAGGAGGCGCAGCCGTTCACGTTCGAATGGAACGGTCGTACCTGGAATGCTGGCCCAGACTCACTGGCCCGTCTCTATCCGGTGGTAATGGCTGCAAAATCTGATACGGCACGAACCGCCCTTGCGTGGGGCGACGCTGATAATCAACAGGTGAAACTGTCGATGCCAGAGCTTGAAGACCTGGCTACAGCAATGGCACGGGCGCAAGTTAACCGCAACGATGAAATTTATCGGCGTCAGCGACAGATGAAGGACGTGCTGGATGGGCTGGAGGATTTACGCTCAATCAGAGAAATGACGGTTAGCAGTGAACGAGTACATGGAGAATAATAAAATTACAAAAGGCTGATAATCTTGAATTAAAAAAGAATGGTTGGGGCGGCGGCGCCGCCCCGGTCAATATTAAGATGTTATTAGCGATGCCAGTTTGTTAATTAGACTGGTATATTCCTCTGGTTGTTCATCGAACATTTTTGCATATTTTGCAATTCTCGCAGCATCTACAAATAAAAATGTATTTGCTTCTTGTACTTGCTCGAATGATGATATGGCTGATTTGTGACATGGAGAAGAAGTAATGTTCTTATGTGTATCTTTGCTGGCAAAAAATAAACGAACTGTTACATTTGGTGCACCGAAAAGCTCCTCACAATAAAATAAAACATGCCCAATTTTATCAGTCTCTTTTCTGTCTTCTGCACTAAACGTACCATTTATGGAGGCAAGAACCCCCTTGGCTATTTCAAGCGAATTTCCTGTTGTGATGCCAGGTATCAGTTGTTGAATGACTTGCGTATCAATGCTCAAAGAACCGCTTTTAATCTCTAGGGTCTTTGTGAATTTCTGTATTTCTGCAAAAAAGCCAGAGCCGCGTATTATTTTTGTCCAGCTATCGTAATCAAATAAGTCTTTTCCTTTTTGCCCCATTGCTGTTGTCATTGCGGAAAACAGAACGGTTACACTATCAAACAAATCTCTGGCATCATCATTTAAATTTGTCTCAGTGGACGAATAGAATATATTCCCCGTTTCATTAAGTCTGTAACTGACAGGAGCCTCAGAGTCACGCAGTTTCTTTAGATCCGGGGCATAGGGAGTTACGGGAATATATTGAGATAACGGACATTTTTCATTAAGGATTATGGTGTTCAT